AAATGGTATATGTATTTATGGTGATAATACCCTTGTTAAAGGAATTAGAGATGCAAGTGGTGAAACTATTATTAATACATCAGACTATTCCCAATATACCAAGCTGGAATTAATTTTACAATGTGAATCAACTTCAGATGATGAATTTATTCCAAAAAATGATTCAAGTATTATAGTCATAATGGATAGTTCTGTAGCTTCAAGAGAAGATTTTAATAATTTATCTGATTCTGTTGAATTTAATACCACAGAAATAGAAAAAATTAATTATTTAATTTCTGGAGCAGATAATATAGATATATTTAATTCTTTTACTTGGAATAAAAGAAGATGGCTTACGGGGGCAAATCAACCGAACGGAACAACTCAAGGTTATAATTCAATACAAAAATTATGGAGCACAGATAAATTAGATATATCTAATTATGATACAGTTACTATTAAAGGACTATCTAATAATGGTAGTCTGTCTAATAATACAAATAGGTTGTCAGCTTTTATACTGTATGGAGATGATAATGTAATTTATGAATTAACAAACGGAACAGGACCAGTAACTATCAACACATCAGATTATTCTCAATATACAAAATTAGAACTTATATTACAGACAAAATCTACTTCAGATAATGAATTTATTGCT